TTCCGATCTAGGAGGGAAAGACGCCGAGGAGAGGATCCGGGCTCGCGCTGCAACGGCGCGGGCTGGCGGGATTGCTGGGGCGCAGGTGATCGACGCTGGTTTCCTGGAGGCAAAGCAATGAGAGTCCTTGTGGCCTGCGAATACAGCGGCGCGGTGCGTGACGCTTTCCGAGCGCGTGGGCACGACGCGATGTCGTGCGATCTGCTGCCGACAGATGCGCCGGGGCCACACTATCAGGGTGACGTGCGAGATGTACTGGGCGATGGGTGGGATTTGATGGTGGCGCATCCGTTCTGCACGTACCTGAGCGTCAGCGGTATGCATTGGACGCGGCGCGGTCTGCGCGATCCGAAGTTGACCGAGGACGCGCTGGCGTTCGTGCGCTTGCTGATGGAGGCGCCAATCCCGCGCATCGCCATCGAGAACCCGGTGAGCATCATCAGCAGCAGGCTTCGCAAGCCCGAGCAGATTGTCCAGCCGTGGCAGTTTGGGCACGATGCCAGTAAGAAAACTTGCCTGTGGCTCGTGGGCCTGCCGCCACTGCGGCCGACGCGAGTCATTGAGCCACGCCTTGTCAACGGCCGCCAGCGCTGGGGCAATCAGACCGACAGCGGGCAGAACCGATTGAGCCCGAGCCCGGATCGCTGGAAAATCCGCAGCGCTACCTTCCCCGGCATAGCGGCCGCAATGGCCGACCAGTGGGGCGCCTACGCCCCCTAGCCCCTTCCCCCCTCACAAAAACCGCGGCAAACTAGCCGCCCTTCGAGGAGCCCCACCGATGCTCGATTTCCGAGGCCTGGCCGACCGCCTGCTGGCCGACGCCGAAACGCACGTAACCCGCTGGCTGCCCGAGGGCAAGCGACGCGGCAATGAGTTCAAAATCGGCTCACTGGCCGGCGAGCCTGGCGAGTCCATGTCCATCAACCTGCGCACCGGCCGGTGGGCGGACTTCGCCAGCGGCGAGCGGGGCGGCGACCTGATCGACCTGTACGCCGCTATCCACCACATCGAACTCGCCGAGGCCTACCGCGAATTGGACGGGGATCGCAGCGTGGCCGTCAGCGCACCGCCCCGCCGCGAGGCGCCGAAACGCTCGGTGATCACGCCTGTGCCGGCAGAATCTACGGACTGCGACTGCATTCACCCCGACTACGGGCCGCCTGTGCGGACGTGGTGCTATCAGGACGGAAACGGCGACGTTCTCGGCTACGTGGCCCGCTACGAGCCCAAGGGCGCCCGCAAGCAGATCGTGCCGTGGACCTTCACCGCTGACGGCTGGGGCCGCGGTTCGTGGCCTGCACCACGTCCGCTGTATCGCCTGCACGACCTAGAGGCCCGGCCCGATGACCCGGTGCTCATCGTTGAGGGCGAGAAAGCCGCGGACGCCGCGGCAGCGTGGGCGGATCCGTACGCTACCGTCACCTGGCCCGGTGGCTCACAGGCCCTGCATCTCGCAGACTGGCGCCCTGTCTACGGCCGGCAGATCCTGCTGTGGCCCGACGCCGACGACGCGGGGCGTATCGCCATGCTGCGTCTGGCCGAGATACTCAGGCCGCACTGCACCATCATCAAGATCATCAACCCTACGGGCCAGCCTGACGGCTGGGACGCGGCTGACGCGGGATTCCGCACCTGGACCGAGGCGCGAGCCTGGCTCCTGCCCCGGGTGTCGCTGCTGGACGTCCCGCCGCCGCCACCGCCGGCAACGAAGCCGCGGCCAGCACAGCAGCCGACAGGCGAGAAAACGGCGGAACAGGCCGTCAACGACCGCGATGCGTCCTCACTGCAGCCGTCGGACTGGTTTTCCCGGTACGCCTACGTGATCGCGGACGACTCTTTTTTCGATCTCGTTGAGCGCAGCGAGATCGGCCGCAACGCTTTTAACGCACTTTACCGGCACGTTAGATGCAATTCGATACATTCTCAGTCATCGGGGGCGGCCCGCAGGATTGAGGCGTCAGTCAGCTTTGACGAGAACCGTCACGCGATGAATGCCAAGATCATCAGCGGCGTGACCTACGCTCCCGGCCGCACTGTGCTGGTCGAACACGTCGGGCAAGCCTACGGGAACAAGTGGCGTGACGGCCGGCCTGTTATCGATGACGCGGGCGACCCTGGCCCGTGGCTGGCGCACGTTGAGAAACTCGTTCCCGAGGCCGAGGAACGGAATCACATGCTGGACGCCTTCGCGTACAAAATACAGCACCCCGGCGTGAAAATAAACCACGCGCTGCTTATTGGCGGGGTTCCTGGGGCCGGCAAAGACAGCATGATCGCGCCGCTCCTCTACGCCATCGGCGGCCAGACAAAACAGAATTGCGTTTCCGTCGACCCGGCGGAACTCTCGCAGCCGTGGGGGTATTACCTCGAAAACGAGGTCATTATCTTTAACGAGCTACGTCAGTCAGAGGCTACCGATAGGCGAGCGCTGGAGAACAAACTTAAGCCCATACTCGCGGCGCCCCCTGAGTTACTGACGGTGCAGCGCAAAAACGCCCACCATATACAGGTGGTGAATCAGGCCCTCGTGCTGGCGATGACTAACTATCGCGACGCTATCGCTATTCCGTCAGACGACCGCCGGTGGTTCGTGATCTGGACCCACGCGCAGCGTATGGAAGAAAGCGAATCGCGTTCGCTGTGGGCCTGGTTCAATGCTGGCGGCCTGGAGGCCGGCGCGCGCTACCTGCGCGAGCGGGACGTGTCGCGCTTCCAGCCTGGCGCCACGCCACCATGGACGCCGGCAAAGCAGATCATGGTGTCCAGCACCCGCAGCCATACCGAATCGTGGATCATTGACCGCATCGAAAAGCGCGTTGAGGAATTCCGGTGGGGCGTGATTTCCGGCCCGTGGGCGCTTATGGTCGACCGCCTGCAGACTCATGCCCCGCCGTCAGTGCGGCTTACGCAGCAGGCCCTGCAGCACGCGCTCGCTGAGGCTGGCTGGCTGGATTGGGGGATGTGCAAATCGAGGCTCAACCCGAACTCGCGGCACGTCTTCGCTGCGCCGGATTGGCGCGGATCCAAGAGCGAAGCCCGGGATCTGTGCGAAACGCACTTCGGCGCAAGCCGCAGCGCCAGCGTCCACGAGTTCCGCAAGGCTGCCGGCGGGGAATAAAAAAAGCCCCCGGAGATTGCTCAATCCGGGGGCGTAAGCCGGGGCTAACCGGCACAGGAGGAGACGCGTTCCGATGCAACGCGGCTCGATTATAGATCCAGCGCGAGCGCGACGGCAAGCGCTACCACGATAGCCAGCAGGGCGGCGATCATTGGCGGCGCTCCACATGCTGCGCCAGCAGCCAGCGCGGCCCGAGGCGGCGCAGGGCCTGCACCCATGCCAGCAGGTTGCGTCGGTCTAGGCGGGGATTGCCCGTGTTCCACAGGCGGCGGGCGAGGGTGAGCATCTTGGTTTTCATTCCTTGTCCCCGCGCAGTTTGCGCTTTATGCGGTTGAAGAAGGCTTCCCGCTGCCTCGTGTACTGCTCGACGTCTGGCGCGTTCGGGGGCTGGTATTGAACGGCGGCCAGCTTCTCGCGCCGCTGGATCTCACGCTCGATGTACCACACGGCCTTGCGCAGATCCTCGATAGCGTCGTTTTTGAGGTCGGCACGCCATAGGTATTTAATGGCGTTGCCTACACAAAAGTTCATGTGCTCAGCAATGTCTATCGCCTCCACACCGCTCGGGTGTGCGTTGTAGTGCGGCGGGTGGTTGACGGGGTCTGACATCGGGGTTCCTTGCGTCAGGGTTGACTGGTGGCGGCCCGAATCACGCTCTGTACATATGCCAGGTGTACAGCGCTTCGTTTCCGGCGTACTTTGACGCTTCAGAATCAAATTCCAGGCCTGTAGCGTTCCGAAAGTCAATAGCCCATTTCCGTGCCGCATCGGCTTCTTCTTCGGTCGCATATCTGCAATGAATCATTGACGGCCACTCCACCAGGCTTTCCCAGTGCGACTCCGAAATCTGCCGGACCACGGACCACGGATAAGGCTGCGGCCTTGTCATGCAATGGACAATCCAAGGGCCAACATTGATTTCAATCGGAATTTGCATCTTCGTCACTCCTCAAAACAGCGCCGGCTCGGCATCGGCCGGCGGAATCACGCGGCCCACAGGGCGCGCGCAAGGCGGCTGACTGGGGTAGTCCAGCAGCCGCGCGGGAAATGGCCACAGCGGCCCGCGTAGGGGCTCTGCGGGGGTGTCGGGGGCGTGGGTCATGCCGGCACCTTGCGAGCGGCGTCAATCCGAGCCATCAGGTCGGCGTCCGTGCTGTCATCCGGGGCAATCATCTTCCAGTATTCGACGGTGGGCGTGTCGTGCTGACCGATGCGCACAAGCCAGACATACAGGTCAGCCGTCATGGGTTCGTCAACCGCAAACCGCTCGTAATCGTCGTTTGCAGTCGTACGCCAGTTCCGGGGGTACATCACCTCCAGCATGTCCCACCAGCGTTCAGCGCCCACGCGCGTCGGCGTGCTGCCACGGTTCGCGCGCAGGGCTTCCCAGTACGCGGGATCGTAGGTTGTCGTCATCGTCGTTCTCCTGTGTGAGGCCTGTAATTACGCGCCGATACGCGCCGATACGCGCCGAGCGATATCGGAGAGCTGGCACTCATAGGCTTGAAACACCACGCCACCGCCAAACTGCTTATTGTGGAACTTGCGTCCGCCGAGCTTGCGCGCTGCCGCCACGACGGTAGCGTAGCGCTCGGTCAGGGGCTTGGCGTAGTCGTGCGTGGGCTCAAGGTCAAGGAAGTGGCAGACCCACCGCGGATTCCCGTTAACGTCGTTCTTAACGCGGGTCCATTCGATCGTGCTCATCTTCTTCTCCTGTGTCTGCGCCACCGTGGCGCATCCCAGAACCCCCGGCGGGGGCTCGGCGGATGCGTCAAGCTAGCATGGACACGCGAACGAGCTGATTTGGTATCAACGGGAAGTCAGGCCAGACATCAACACATCCAATGCGGACGGTATCGCCCTGCTGATCTTCTATTGCGACGAATGTATATTTGTCGTCGCCCAGATCTTGCCATTCGGGCTTTATGCGGACGGTGTCGCCTTTTTTAATCGCCATGGCGTCTTCTCCTATCTACCGTCAGTGTCAGAGCCCGAGCGCCACCAGGGCGCCCAGGGCGAGGCCGAATGCGCAAGCAAACGCCACGCAGGCGGGGGTGAGGGGGGTGTTGTGCATCTTCGCGCTCCTGTTTGCCGGCAGGGTGTGCAGTCTAGGCCAGACTTCGGGCGTCGGTGTCGGGGGAAACCCGGTGCATCAGGCCCACGCAGGCCGACGGTGCGGCTCCAGCGTGCCCGCCAGGTACGCGTCCACATCGGCGCGGACCTCGGCCAGCGTGCCCCAACGGGTGCGGGCGCCGCCAGTCTGGGCGTTTCCCGTCGGGAACGTGACGTACCAGTCAGAGCCGGCACGCCGCAGGGTGAAACCTCGATATTCCATTTCGTCTTCTCCTACAAAGTTACGCCAGCATCATTACGCCGGCTGGGATTCGTCATCGGGGCTTCCCCCGTCGCTGGCCAGGCTGTCGGCACTCTGTCGGCGCCGGTCCGCCCGGGGTCTGCCGCGCGCCCTTCGCGCTGCATTGAGTGCAGTCTAGCACAGTCTGGTAGCGTGTCAACGGGTTTTTTGCAGAGATAACGCACGGCGTGTTCGGCGAGCGAGCACTATTTACGGCGGGCAGGGCTATAACGCCTTCCTCGGCGTCTATCGGCGCTTTCTGCCGTCAGACTGACGGAGTCTGCATTTTGTGGCAAAAACGTTCGGGAGCTCTCCCCGACCGGTCGGACCGTTCAGAAGCTGTGGCAGCGTGTTTTTCCCTATGGGTGGCAATGGTGGTAGTGCTTGCTATTTGGGGGTAAGAACACCGTAATTAGGACTGCAATGTTGTGGCAATTGCCACCACTATACACAACTGCCACGGAAGCGCGCTTTCGCAACGTTTTCCAGACTGCCACGAGTGACACACGCAGTCCGCGAGGGGTTGAACGCTGCCGCTTCGACGTGTGGGCAGGCGTAACGCGACGCGATTAACACTCGCCGGAGGATCGCCAGTCTGCGTTGCGCCGAACGCCAAGACTGCGGTAGATGGTGACCAGGACGAGCCGAACCTGATGCCGGCATGGCGCCGCGTGCGCGCCGCTTGGCGGGCAGCGTGAAACTTTGTTACGTAACTGCGGCGGCACGCCGAGACCTGCGGCAGCGGCTCGCCCGGGCCAGGAGCTGGGCGCCCGGACCGTCAGTGTGCTGATGATCAGTGTGCGGAGGGGAGGGGGTGGTGTGCGGCGGAGACCCCCCGGCCAGGGCCCGCGTTAGGCGCCAAAGTGTATGGAGCCCCCGCCCAAAATTTTTTTCTCACGCCCCACACCATTCCCGCAACACATGTAATATCTCGCCCATGTTCCGAGACCTCCCCCTAGCGCCGAGAGAGCTGAAGGCCACGCCTGATGTGTTGGAGCGTATATACCAGGCGTCGAAGCTGGGATTGCGCGGCGACAGTTTGGCGTTAAGGGCTTCGCTGCTGCCGGCAGAGTTTGCGCGGCTGAAGCTCATGGACCCGATGGCGGAAATGGCGGAGTTGAAGGGCCGGGCTGACGCCGAGGGTGACCTGGCGGTCGTGCTGATGGATGCGGCGCAGGCTGGGGACGCGAAGGTGGCGTTGGAGGTGTTGAAGCACCGGCACGATTGGGTGGCGAAGCAGAGTGTGCAGGTGGACGTGAATTCGCAGATCAGTGTGGTGGCGGCGTTGGAGGCTGCGAACGGGAGGTTGCAGCGAGGGTTGGCGGTGGAGGTGGAGGATGCGATACCCGTGGAAAGAATAGGCGCCGCCGTTCCGGTGGTGTTAGCTGCCGGTGAACGGACTGCGGCAGTAACGGCGGCGCCGCCCCCGTCGGAGCGACGCGCTGGTAAGATAGCCGCGCCGGCTCAGGAAGGCGGTATTGCGTCCGCTGGGTTTGCGCCGCAGGCGAAGGAGTACGAGTATGCCGAACGCTTTGATGAACGATGACGCTGCTGCGATGTACGCCACGCGGTACACGGGTCCGAGGCCCGACAGGCCGGTGGTGAACGGGCGGTCGGTGGTGACGGCGGAGGAGCTGGCGGATTTCCGGCGGCAGTTTGGGGCTGATAAGACGCTGCGGGATTTGCTGAATGCTGACAAGGCGCTGGTGCGGCGCGGAACGCCGTCGGCGATAAATCCCCGGGCGCGGGGGATGCAGGGAGCGAACGTAGCGCCGGGAATGCCTGGGGTGATTCCGGGTGGTGGCGCGGGGCCGGCGGCGCAGGGTCGGATTCCTGGCGAGGTTGAGCGCAATGTGATGAATGCGCTGATGGCGCTGGGCCCGATGATGGGCGGGGTGCCGCGAACGGCGAATGCGATGGCGGTGATGCCGCAGGGCGTGTCGGCGGCGCGGGTAATTCGCGATCCGAGAACGGGGTTGCCGATGCAGTTGCCGAGGCCTGCGGAGGTGTATTTGCAGGGCGCGCCGACGATGATGCGGGCGGCGCCGCGGCCGTTGCCGGGGGTAACGCGCTGATGCAGAAGCCGATATACACCGCGGGCGAAGAACAGGCGTTGATGACGCGCCTGTGGGAGCCGCGTATTCGGGACGACCCCGAGGCGTTTGTGTTGCTGGCGTTTCCGTGGGGGCAGCCGAACACGCCGTTGGCGGCGTTTGACGGGCCGCGGCGGTGGCAGCGGCGGGTTTTGCGGATGATGAGAGATCACATCGCGGCGAATCGTGGGCAGTTGGAGATGGACACCCTGCGGGCGGCTGTTTCCAGCGGGCGCGGGATCGGAAAGTCGGCGCTGGTGAGTTGGCTGATTCTGTGGATGCTTACGACGCGGATTGGCAGCACGGTGATGGTCAGCGCGAACAGCGAGGCGCAGCTGCGAGGCGTGACGTGGGGTGAGCTCACAAAATGGTCGGCGATGCTGATCAATTCGCACTGGTGGGAAATTAGCGCGACGAAGCTCATGCCGGCGCAGTGGCTCACGCAGATCGTTGAGCGGGACTTGAAGAAAGGCACCCGTTACTGGGCGGCCGAGGGCCGGTTGTGGAGCGAGGAGAACCCGGACGCGTATGCCGGCACGCACAACATGGACGGGATGATGTTGATATTCGACGAGGCGTCGGGTATCCCGGATCCGATCTGGGCGGTGGGCGCGGGGTTTTTTACGGAGAACATTCTCGACAGGTACTGGCTGGCGTTCTCGAACCCGCGGCGCAATGAAGGGTATTTCTTCGAGTGCTTCCACGCCAAGCGGGACTTCTGGAAGAACATTCAGATAGATGCCCGCAGCGTTGAAGGAACGGACCAGCGCGTTTACCAGCAGATCATTGACGAGTACGGCGAGGATTCGCGCGAGGCGCGGGTTGAGGTGTACGGGGAGTTTCCTGCTGCCGGCGAAGACCAGTTCATCACGCCGCGGCTGGTGGACGACGCGGTCAAGCGGCCGGCGTACAAGGATCCCACGGCGCCGATTGTGTTGGGCGTGGACCCCGCGCGCAGTGGCGCGGACTCGACCGTGATCGTGGCCCGTCAGGGGCGTGATCTGGTGGCCATTCGACGGTATCGTGGCGACGACACGATGACCGTGGTGGGGCACGTCATCGAAGCCATTGAGGAGTTTCAGCCTGCGCTGACGGTGATTGACGAGGGCGGGCTGGGATACGGGATTTTGGACCGCCTGACGGAGCAGCGGTACAAGGTGCGCGGCGTGAATTTTGGCTGGAAGGCCAAGGCCAGCGTGATGTGGGGCAACAAGCGCGCCGAACTGTGGGGCGCGCTGCGCGACTGGCTGAAATCGGCTCATGTGCCGGCAGACAGGCAGTTGAAGGCCGACCTGACGGGGCCGAAAACAAAGCCCAACAGCAGCGGCACGGTGTATTTGGAGTCGAAGAAAGACATGAAAGCCCGTGGCCTGGCGTCTCCGGACGCTGCCGACGCGCTGGCATGCACATTTGCTTTCCCTTTGGCCCACAGGGAGTACAATGCCAAGGAGCAGCGCCGCTCGATCAATGATCGCGGCGTCGTTTCGGCGGGTTGGATGGCTCACTGAGAGCCTCCGGGAGCGGTGATGGCAAAGAAATCCGTGTCTCTGAGCGTCGGCCGGGGCGAGAAATTGCCCACGTCGCAGGGCGCGGGCCTGACGGCTAAGGGGCGCGAGCGCTATAACCGAGAAACGGGGTCGAATCTCAAGGCGCCTGCGCCGAGTCCGAAGACTGAAGCGGATAAGGGCCGAAAAGCGTCGTTTTGCGCCCGAATGGGCGGCGTGGCCGCGAAGGCCAAAGACGGCGAGCGGGCCAAGGCCGCCATGAAACGCTGGAAGTGCTGACTATGCCGCAAAAACCGGGCCTTTACGCCAACATCCACGCCAAACGCGAGCGCATCGCTGCCGGCAGCGGCGAAAAGATGCGCAAACCGGGCTCTCCGGGTGCGCCGACGGCCAAGGCGTTCAAAGAGTCGGCCAAGACGGCAAAGAAGGGGAAATGACATGCCTCTGGTGAAATCAGCGTCTTCCGCCGCGTTTCGCAAGAACGTGAAGGCTGAAATGCAGGCCGGCAAGCCCCAGAAACAGGCGCTTGCAATAAGCTACAACGTCAAGCGCGAGGCGCAAAAGCCCGCGCCTGCGAAGAAGAAGTAATGGCCTCGTACAACCGCACCTCCGACCCCACCGGCATCGCCGGGGCCCGCGTGGCTGCTGCTGGCGGCAAGCAGGACGCGGATTTTCTGGCCGAGATGCGTCAGCGCATGACAATGGCGCAGGCTGCGGTGTCGAATTCTCGACAGAACGAGCTGGACGATCTGAAGTTCTATGCCGGCAGTTCGGACAATTCGTGGCAATGGCCGCAGGATGTGCTGGCGACTCGCGGCAGCGTGCAGGGCCAGACGATCAACGCCAGGCCGTGCCTGACAATCAACAAGCTGCCGCAGCACGTCAAGTCGGTCACCAACGACCAGCGCCAGAACCGCCCCAGCGGCAAGGTTATTCCTGCGGACGACAAGGCCGACCCGGAAGTCGCAGAGATTTTCGACGGCATCGTGCGGCACATTGAGTACATGTCTGACGCGGACGTCGCCTACGACACGGCCTGCGAAAACCAAGTGACGTTCGGCGAAGGTTATATCCGCATCCTGACGGAGTATTGCGACCCGGACACGTTTGACCAGGACATTCGCATTGGGCGCATTCGCAATTCGTTCAGCGTGTACATGGACCCGCTGATCCAAGATCCGTGCGGTGCTGATGCGCAGTTCTGTTTCATCACGCAGGATCTGACGAAGAAAGAGTACGAGCGCTTGTACCCCAAGGCCGCGCCGGTTTCGACGCTGCTGTCGTACAGCGTGGGCGACTCAACGTCGGGGTACTGGCTGAACGAGAACATGGTGCGGATTGCGGAGTACTTCTACATTGAGAAGGAACTCAAGACGCTGCACCTGTATCCCGGCGGCATGACGGCGTTTGAAGACTCGCCAGAGGACCGACAGATGCGTGCTATGGGCCTGATGCCCCTGCGCAGCCGACAAGCCGAGCAACAGCGCGTGAAGTGGTGCAAGACCAACGGGTACGAAATCCTCGAGGAGCGCGACTGGGCCGGCAAGTGGATCCCGGTGGTTCGCGTGATTGGCAACGAGTTTGAGGTTGACGGCGAAATCCACATCAGCGGCTTGGTGCGCAATGCCAAGGACGCCCAACGCATGTACAACTACTGGGTGTCGCAGGAAGCCGAAATGTTGGCTCTGGCGCCCAAGGCTCCGTTTATCGGGTACGGCGGCCAGTTTGAGGGCTACGAGCACCAGTGGAAAACCGCCAACACGACCAACTGGCCGTATCTGGAGGTCAATCCCGACGCCACTGACGGCGCCGGCAACTCGTTCCCGCTGCCGCAGCGTGCGCAGCCGCCGATGGCCCAGCAGGGCCTGATCGCTGCCAAGATGGGCGCCTCGGACGATCTGAAGGCCACCACGGGGCAGTACGACAGCAGCTTAGGCGCGACGAGCAACGAGCGCAGCGGCCGCGCCATTCTGGCCCGCGAGAAGCAGTCCGACACGGGCACGTACCACTACGTGGACAACCTAGCCCGTGCGGTGCGCTACGTCACGCGGCAGATCGTGGACCTGATCCCGAAGATTTACGATACGCAGCGCATCGCCCGCATCATTGGCGTGGACGGCCAGACCAAGATGGCGCGTCTGGACCCGATGCAGCCCGAGCCGGTGCGTGAGGTCAAAGACCAGTCGGGCGTGGTCATTGCCAAGATCTACAACCCCGGCGTCGGCAAGTACGACGTCGTGGTCACCACGGGCCCGTCGTACCTGACCAAGCGTCAGGAAGCGATGGACGCCATGTCGCAGATTCTGCAGGGCTCGCCGCAACTGTGGGCCGTGGCTGGCGACCTGTTCGTCAAGAACATGGACTGGCCGGGTGCTGACGAGCTCGCCGAGCGTTTGCGCAAGACCATTGACCCGAAGCTGCTGCAGGATCAGGAAGACCCGGCTTTGCAGGCGGCGAACCAGCAGATCCAGGTGCTGACGCAGGAACTGCAAGGCATGATGCAGATGCTCCAGCGCGTGAACCAGTCGATGGAAGCGCAGGAGCTGAAGATCAAGGAGTACGACTCCGAGACGAAGCGCTTGAGCGTGGTGCAGGCCGGCATGAGGCCCGAGCAGATCCAGGAAATGGTCATCCAGACCATGCGCGATATCATGGCGGTGGGTGATCTGCAGGCTGCGCAGCGCCAGTTCATGCCAATGGCCCCGGCCTCGCCTGGCGGCATGCTGGGTGCGCCGCAAACGATGCCCGAAGGAGTTCCGGTATGAGTTGCGAGACGTTCATTGGCCACCTGTTTCTCGCGCGGGATGTGGCGCACTCTGCGCACCTGAACACGCGCTCATACGCCAAGCACGTCGCGCTGAACGCGTTCTATGACGGCATCATTGACCTGGCGGATAAGTTCGCCGAGGCGTATCAGGGTCGGCACGGGCTGATCGGGCCGATTGAGTTGCAGCAGGCCACCAAGACCAACAGCGTGCTGGAGTTCCTGCAGGACTCGCTGAAGACGCTGGAAGACACGCGTTACGACGTCTGCGACAAGACCGACACGCCGCTGCAGAACATCATTGACGAGATTGTCGGGCTGTATCTCAGCACCCTGTACAAGCTCAAATTCCTGGCT